GAGGCTCATAGTCACGTTAACTTTGAGTCAATGGCTTCAGACAGAGCTGGATATAGACTCCGTGACCAACACGACCAAGAAGTCCTTGGTTACCTATCAGGTTTCAAGCAGTCATCTCTAAACACTGTAGCAGGAACAGCTAACGATACTGTAAATGGTACAAAAGCTGTAACAACTGCAGGTTCAGATGAATTATTGACAAGCATGAAGCTAAAGAAAGGTGACTTTGGTAACATTACTACTGGTAGTGCCGGTGACCACTCTATTCCACTAGCTCCAAGAATGCCAGGTGCTACAGCTCAAGCAACAGCAACTGCTACACCATTGCAAGTTATTGCAAGAATGGGTAGACTGCTGGATACACAGTTTGTAGACACAGAAGGTAGATGGTTAGTTCTACATCCAACTTTCGTTGAAATCTTAAAAGATGAAGATTCAAGACTTCTCAATGCAGATTTCGGTGAGTCAGGAGGATTAAGAAGCGGATTGTCAATAGGTTCATTACATGGTTTTGATATCTATATGTCAAATAACCTACCTGCTGTTGGCACAGGACCAGGAACTTCAGGTTCTGCTAACCAAAACTCAAACTATGGAGTTATTGTAGCTGGTCACTCTTCATCAGTAGCAACAGCTTCGCAGATAACAAAGACAGAGTCTTACAGAGACCCTGATTCTTTCGCAGACATCGTAAGAGGTATGCATTTATATGGCAGAAAGATTCTTCGACCTGAAGCAATCGTCACTGCTAAATATAACGTAGCGTAAGGGAGATATAAATGGCAACTTTTGATTTAACCTCAAAGGATACCACAGGTATCTTTTCTGACTCTATTGCGGCTATGCCATCATCTAAGAATACTAATGTGATGAGAAATATTGAGGCTTACCTTGATATTGATGCATTAGTAGCGGCAGGTGGTAGCTTTTCAGACGGAGATGTCTTTCAGGTGTTAGAAATACCTGCAAATACTTTAGTCTTAAATGCAGGTGCAGAAGTGATGAAAGCATTCACAGGCAGTTGTACTCTTGACTTAGACTTTGCAGGTGGTGATGACATTGTTGATGGTGCAGATATAACCTCTACAGGTTTTTGTGCAGCAGGAACTAATGGTCAGACTAACACTGTTGTAGGAAGTGCAGCTTCAACGTATACTCAATTTATCACCACTACTGATACTATTGATGCTACGATTGCAGGTGCTGCTCCAGCAACAGGCAGACTCAGAGTCTATGCTACTGTTATTGATTTAGCAGGTCATGGTTTAGATGATAAGCCTGATGAGGTCGATAGAGACCAATTAGCTTAATAGCGTAATTATGGGGACAATTAATTTTGTCCCCTATTATTTAAAATAGTATGGCACAAACTTATCTTACATTAACTAATAGCGTGCTTGCACGTATTAATGAACCACAACTGACCTCGTCTACTTTCCCAAGTGCACGGGGTATTCAAGTTCAAGCACAAAATGCAGTTAACGAAGCCATAAGATACATCAATCAAAAAGAATTTAGCTACCCTTTTAATCACGCAACTAATACAGAAGTTTTAGTTCCAGGGACAGTAAAATATACATTACCCACTTCAACTAAGCATGTAGACTATAACACTGCAAGAATAGTTAAAGATTCAACTTTGGGTACATCGGGCACAAACCTGAGCACGTTATCTTATAATGAATACATTGCTAACAATGTTGAACAAGAAGATGATATTGTAACAACAACTACAAGCACTACACATACAGATAGCGTTACAACTATAACTGTAGCCAGTACATCAGGATTTGATTCTTCAGGGACTATACACATAGCAAATGAAGAGATAACATATACAGGAACAACAAGTACAACATTTACAGGTTGCACTAGAGGTGCTAACAGCACAACAGCAGCTTCTATAGCAAGTGGAGTACAAGTAGCACAGTTTACTGGTGGGGGAGTTCCTTCGCACATTGTAAGAACATTAGATAATAATTTTATTTTATATCCTTTTCCTAATAAAGGGTATACACTAAAATTTGATTACTTTACATTTCCATCTGATTTATCATCACAAAACGATACCACAACAATACCCGATAGGTTCGCCCCAGTGATAATAGATGGAGCCACTTCATATACATATCAATACCGAGGTGAAATTGAACAATATCAATTAAACTTTGCAAGATTTGAACAAGGCATAAAGAATATGCAAACACTATTAGTTAATAAATATGAATATGTAAGGTCAACAGTAATACTAAGACCGACAAGTATGGCAGGGTATTTTAGTACGGAAACAACATCATAATGCCAGATTTATCAAGAGTACAACCTAATGCATTTGTGTGCGAAGGAGGGTTAATTGCTAACCGTTCTACTTTTGTTATGCAACCTGGTCAAGCTTTAGAGCTAGAAAACTTTGAACCTGATGTAGAGGGTGGTTACAGAAGAATAAATGGATATCAAAGACATATACGACAAGTAGTTCCATTTACGTCTTCGGCAAATGAAGAAACTCTTATGGTCTCTAGTTTTGCTAACGCTATATTAGCAGCTAGAGGTGAGAAAATATTTAGTTCCGCTTCTACTAATATAGGAAGAGGAGCTACAAATACTATAGCAGCAGATGATGTTATGACAGGTTCAGGTGTTATAACAGTTAAAAGTACTACAGGATTCAGTACTAGTGGTACATTACAGATTAATGATGAACAATTTACATATACAGGTGTTACAGCCACTACATTTACTGGTGTAACTAGAGCAGTAAATAGTACTACAGCAGCCACTCATGCCGCATCTTCTGACACAATAAGAACAGTAGTTTCAGAGAATTGGACTGAAAGAGATAATGGTAGAACTAACGCAGGTAAATATTCCTTTGAAAGATTCAATTACGATAATAATGAAAAAATAGTTTTAGTAGATGGTACTAATGCACCTGTAGTATTTAATTCTTCATTATCAGCTACAGATGTAAGTGCAAGTGCTGTAGCAGGAGCAAGTATTGTTGCATCTTTTAGAGACCATATGTTTTATGCAGGTATGTCTAGCACTCCCCAAGAAGTAGTTTTTAGTAAACCTTTTGATGAAGATGATTTTTCTAGTGGTGGAGGTGCTGGTAGTTTTGCTGTAGATGATACTGTTGTTGGTTTAAAAGTTTTTAGAGATAATTTATTTATATTCTGTAAAACTAGAATATTTAAACTAGCAGGTTCTTCTGTAGCTGACTTTACGGTATCTGCTGTAACAAGAGACATAGGTTGTATAAATGGTAAGACTATACAAGAATTTGCTGGTGACCTTATTTTTCTTGGCCCTGATGGGTTGCGTACAGTTGCAGGTACAGCAAAAATTGGTGATGTGGAGTTGGGAACTATAAGTTCCAATGTACAATCTTTATTTGATGATAATATAACTGACGCATCTGTATTTGACTCTGTAGTTATACCACAGAAAACACAGTACCGTTTATTCTTTTCTAAGGCTGCGTCATTAGAAAGTAGAACTGAAGGTTTAATATGTGTTTTAAAAGGGCAACAAAGTGGGCAGAAAGGCTACGAGTTTTCAAGAATAAAAGGTATTAAACCTGCCTGTACAGATACATTTATCTTAACAGGGGATGTTTTAGTTTTACATGGTGGTTTTGATGGTTATATCTACAGGCAAGAAGAAGGGTCTACATTTAATGGTACAGCAATATTAGGGAAGTATCGTAGTCCTGATTTAACTTTTGGTGACCCTGGCATAAGAAAACATATGCAAAGGGTTATTGTAAATTATAAACCTGAGTCAACTATAGACGCTGATTTATTTTTAAGATACGACTATGAAGATGTAGACGCACCTAGACCTGCGGCTTATGCATTAGAATCTACTGATATAGCAGGTATATATGGAACATCTACTTATGGTAATGTTATATATGGTGGTGTTACACAGCCATTAGTTAGACAAGCAGTAGAAGGTTCAGGGTTTGCTGTAGCATTAAGAATAAGTGATGGAGGTGCAACTGCACCATACTCACTTAAAGGATTTCAGTTGGAATATCAATTAGGAGCTAGAAGGTAAATGGGAGCAACATATACAAGACAGTCATCATATACTGATGGCGATATAATCCAAGCATCCGATACCAATAATGAATTTGACCAGTTACTTGCAGCTTTCGCTGCTAACTCAGGACATACTCACGATGGCACTACAGGTGAAGGTGGTCCTATTACTAAACTATTGGGTAATTCCCTAACTTTTGGTACAGGAGCAGACACAGATGTGGCAGTAACATTTGATGGTAATACATCAGATGGTATTTTAACGTGGAAAGAAGATGAGGATTATTTTGAGTTTAGTGATGACATACTTATTGCTTCTACAGAGAAGTTACAATTCAGAGACACAGCTATATACATCAATTCAAGTGCCGATGGACAACTTGACCTTGTAGCTGATACAGAGATACAGATAGCTGCAACCACAGTAGATATAAATGGTAACGTAGATATATCAGGAACACTAACGATAGGTAGTGCAGGTATATCTGAAGCAGAGCTAGAGATATTAGATGGTGCTACTGTAACAACTACAGAACTAAACATACTTGATGGAGACACAAGTGCTTCATCCACAACTGTAGCAGACGCAGACAGAGTTGTACTTAATGACAATGGTACAATGAAACAAGTAGCAGTCACAGACTTGGCTGCTTACTTTGATGATGAAATAACTGCAATGCCTAACCTTGTAACTACTGCAGCAACAACAGTGGGTGCTTTAAATTCTGGTAGTATTACAAGTGGCTTTGGTACGATTGATACAGGTTCATCCACAATCACAACTACAGGTTTAATTACAGGTGGTTCTTTAGATATAGATGATGTTGTTATAAACGGAACAACTATTGGACACACAGATGACACAGATTTACTAACACTCGCTAGTGGTGTGGTTACTGTAGCAGGTGAAGTATCCATGACTACACTTGATATCGGTGGCACGAATGTAACTTCTACTGCTGCAGAACTTAACATACTTGATGGTGTAACATCTACTGCGACAGAATTAAATATCATGGATGGTGACACTTCTGCAACATCAACAACACTTGCAGATGCAGATAGAGTTGTTGTCAATGATGCAGGAACAATGAAGCAGGTTGCATTAACTGATTTTGAAACTTACTTTGAATCTGCACTAGATACATTATCAAACGTAACAACAGTCGGTGCATTAAATAGTGGTTCAATAACAAGTGGCTTTGGTGCTATAAACAATGGTTCTTCAGCAATAACAACTACAGGTACAATTACATATGGTAATTTATCTGATGGTTCAATAACTATTACAGCATTTGTAGACGAAGATGACATGACATCTAACAGTGCTACTCTTGTACCTACACAGCAATCTGTAAAGGCTTACGTTGATGCACAGATAACTGCAGAGGACTTAGACTTCCAAGCAGATAGTGGTGGTGCATTAAGCATTGACCTTGATAGTGAGACACTTACATTTACAGGTGGCACAGGTATTGACACAACTGGAAGTGGTAATACTGTTACTTTTGCAATAGACTCTACTGTAGCTACGTTAGCAGGCACACAAACATTTACAAACAAAACATTAACATCACCAAAGATAAATGAAAATGTAGCAGTTACATCCACTGCAACAGAATTAAATATACTCGATGGAGTAACTTCGACTACAACAGAACTAAACATCATGGATGGTGATACGTCTGCTACTTCTACAACATTAGCTGATGCAGACAGAGTGGTAGCAAATGACAATGGTACAATGAAGCAAGTGGCATTGACAGATGTTAAAACATATTTAAGTAGTGCAGGATTTACAACGGATGACCCAACTGCATTAGCAATAGCGTTAGGATAATAACATGGCAAATACATTTAAATTAACAACAAGGGATGTTGCACCTGCAAGTGCAGGAACTTTTGAAGAGATATATGATTGTCCAGACAACACTACTGCTGTTGTTATAGGACTAACACTCGCAAATGTTCACACAGCACAAGTTACAGCTTCTGTTAAACTAGTAAGTACAACAAACCAATCAGGCTCAACACAGAATACTACAGCACATCTTATAAAAGACGTACCCATACCTGTAGGTTCATCTGTAGAGATTATGTCAGGTAACAAGATTGTTTTAAATGCTGATGACAGAATAACTGTAGACTGTTCTGTAGCAGATAAAGTTTCAGTGACAATGAGTTATATGGAGAT